TTGATGGTAGTGGAAGCCTTTACAGGTCCAGCTGCCTTCTTGGCACTGAAATTAAACGATTCTGCCAATGTGGCGTAAACGATCTTTGCTTCACGAACCGATTTCGTGAGATCAAATGACTCGATTACTTTTAGTTTTTGCTCATTGTTTAGGTTGGCTTGTTTGAACAATTTGTTCGTATACAACAACTTAGCATTAAGCAGGTTTACTTCATTGATTTGGTCCCGTAGATATTTAACTGCGCTACGGTATTCTGCTAGTTCCTTCTTCAACGAAAGATTTTCTTTGACGGTTTCTTTTTCGTCTTCTTCTTCTTTTTCTTCACCATCTTCTTTTTCCTTCTTGATTTTATCCAAGAATTGTGGTGGTATTTTGCCTTTTTTGCCTTCTTCGACTTTTTCTTCGTCGGCGTCTTCATCGGATGTTTCGGATAGAAGTTCATCAAGATTGATTTCTTCGTCCATTCCGGTATGTTGTTTATCCATACCTTCTTCTTCCATACCCATCATACCTTCTTCACCCATGCCGGTTTCATTCACAGAAGCTTCTAATTCTTTTAGAATTTCTTCTAGAGACTCATTGTCGAGTTCGGCATCATTTTCTTTTAGAGCGGATGTACCGGAGTCATTCTTCTTTTGACCCTTGGACAATTCATTCGAAGCACCTTGTGGGTCTTCTGTATTGTGTCCAGCTGTGGTCTTCTTATAATCAGAAGAAGCTGCGGTTGTTCCTTTTGCGGCTTTTGGTTCACCGGCTGTTGATAGCTTTGTAGCATCAACCATTTCTTGACCTTTGTTGTCGGTCTTGTGACCATTTGTGGTCTTTTTATAATCATCAGAAGCTTTTTCACCTTCTTCTAAACCGTGATATTCTTCCATAGACATTTCGTCCATTTCTACTTCTGGAGCTTGGTTCATCATCGCGGCGTCTTGGGCAGCGTCTGCATGAACTTCTGGTGCTGGCATTGGAGCTTCGGCTTCTGGAGCTGGAGCTTCACCGTCTAGACCAACTGGTTCCATTTCAACTGGAGCGGCTGGAGCGGCTGGAACTTCTTCCTCGCCCAATTCGGCTTTTAGTTTTTCTGACAACATGCTTTGTAGTTTTGGTGCAAAGGCTTCTTCAAGAGCGGCCTTGGCATTAGCTAAAGCAGTGGCACGGACGGCTTTAGCGTCGGCAATTGCATTTTTTAATAGATCTGACATAATAGTTTTTTATCCTTGTTATTGATGAAACTATTATGAGTTTCAAAATGTGTTATATACCGACTTGCAACAAATAATGTTGCATTTTATAATTAATAAGTATATATGTATTTACGAAAAATACAAAATATATTACTTTTTTTTAAATTATTTTTTATTCAGCTTAGAAATAGCCACTGCGCCTTCTTTGATTTCTTTAATTTCAAAGTAGCGTTCTAATACATGTCCACCGTCTTCATATAGTGCTTCCATGCGCTGTTGTACAACATGAGCTTCTTTAGCTAGTTTATTAAACTCTTCACTTACTTTGCGAAGTTGTTTCATGTTCTCAGATACAGTCTTTTTATCAAACCAATCATCAACTTCGGCCAGTGTGAATTGTTCGGCGGATTCTGCGATCTTGCTCAACTTGTGAGCAATTTCCATCAAATTATGTTCACGGCGTAAATGATTGCCATATTCATTATAGCTACCGATAGCTTCGAGTGCAGCTTTCTTTTCTTCTGGACTCCATACTTTTTCTTGTGGAGGAACCGAAGATTGATTAACGGTGGATTGAGGATCAAATCCTTCAAGCAATGCTTTCATTTTTAAGATTTTCATAATGTATATAAATAGTTGTATTAATCGGATTCTTGATCTACTGGCGCTGCACCAACCAACCCTTTAACGGCTGTTAGCAATTCGCCAATACCTGGGATAATTCTGAATGGAGCCATCTCGTTTGCAAATGATGCATAATCTTCTTCAGTTTCTAATTTTAATTTATCAGCCAATTCGGCGGCAAATGCATCTACTGAGTTTGTTTGGACTGCGCCGCTTATAATTTTACTTAATAAGAAATTAACACCCGCTTTAGATACAAGCTTGACATGAGATTGTTGTTCAATTTCTTTTTCGGCTTGGTCCTTCTCGGCTTTGGCTTTTTCTAATTCTGCTTTAGCTTTAACGGCGTCTTCTTTTGCCGCGTCTACTTCTTCTTCACCACCGTCGTTTGGTGCAGCGTCTTGCGGTTGCGCGTCCATTGGCGGTAGGTCTGCTTCACCACTTTGTTCGGTTGACGGTACGTCTCCAAGTCCAGCGACGTTGGTATTTGGTGCTGGTGGATTTTCTTGAACAGGGGGTGTTTCATCTCCTGCTTCTTCTGTTGCTGGCTCTTCTTCTTTTGGTTGAGGAGCAGCTTCTTTTTTCAAATTCTTTTTCTTTTTACCTTCGGTTAATGATCCCCAAGCAACACCAGTCATACGACCTTGAGTTGTTTTATTGGAAATCTCCGAAATAAGTTGTTTTAAAAATGGATTGGATATTTTGTTGTTCATATATTTTATATTATCTTATTTCAGATAGGATGTCGCGAATGATTCCTTCGATCTTCATAAACTTGTTCATGTCTCGCTTATCAACAGTCAATCCACCCAACACAGGTTTTCCACGAGAAACGCCTTCTGCTAGGTTCATAAATGCACCGCGAGTTGACGGTGAAGATACTAGGTCAAAGCATAACAATTCAAAGTCTTCTTGAACTTCGACGGTGTTTTCGTTCATGGTTTTAACAGAACCTAGCCCACGACTGGAAATACCAACGCGGATATTATTTTTGATTAGTTCCATTGCGATATTTCCACTTGGAGTTGTGAGCAATTCGATTGTTCCCATTACGGTGTCACCTTCCCAATGACATTCTTTGACATTATGAGAAACGTTTTTTAAATTGATGATAGAACTATCTGGATGGTCCAGTTCACCAATAGCACGACGTTCTTTGACAGTTTGTTGATATTTTTCAACTTCTCTTTCTAATACTAAGCGTGGGTATATACGACCGTTGTGATTCTTTTCATCCGCCTTTTGTAGTGGCCCAGACAACGAGAATGCTCCACCGACGTGTTTCTTTGCTTCACTTAATATTTGAGGAGTTATCTCAAATGGAATATAATCTACTAATAATTGTTTACTCATGTTATGATAAGGCTCTACTGGATCCTAGTCCAAGATTTTGAGGTTGTACGATTCCACCAAGTGACGGATTCTTATTTACTTGGTCGGTTGGTTCCAAAATTGTTGCTGGAGGCGTTTCAGATTTACCTGCGCCCAATATCTTTATTTTAAAAGAAGAGTTTAGATAATAGTCTTTTCTGTCATCTGCTTTTAAAACGATATAATATTTGTCTTTTACATACGAAACATTGATATCTTTCACAGTTATGGTATAGTCTTTTTCTTGCCCAATAGACCCCTTCGATGCTCTAACCGCCACCTCTTTATTTACCAAATTCTTTTTTAGTGTCTGACTTAGTTCTCTCTTAGCAGATTCTTCTTCAGCACTTACCTTTGCTTGAAATGCTACAAAGTCTTTAACAACACTATAGAATTTAACGTCTGGGCTTGGGGCTGGTGAAACGGCATTTGGAACTTGGCCGGGACTCATGTTTCCGGCAGCGGCTGGGTTATTTCCCCAAGTATCTTCATTTAAAATTTTTACGGCGATATCTTTTAGGTTCATAAATTATTTTCCCATTCTGTTAATGCGGTTTGCGATTTCTTTCAAACGACTGTGGATTTCTTTTATGTCTGGTTTGGTACGTTTCCACAAATTTTCTGTTTTTACATTTGTCTCCGTTTTTAAACGCTCGCAGATGTTTAGTAAATATTCAACTTCACCGAGCATGTTCTTAGCTTGGCTGATGCCGTAAGAAATCTTGGCATGATTCTTCATCATGTCGCTTCGTTTAAAATTACCATATCGACCCTCCATAATACCAACATCGCGACGAATAGTCAGTCTTTCACCTTCACCAACCGTAGTGTCGTCTGTATCTTCTTTACCAACAACTTTACCACCGGGCATAGAGCGTTCAGCAGATTTCTTTTTGCTCTTGTGACCACGGAATGCCGCTGGTGTCATATATCCACCAACAGCTCCTGTAGAAGTCATTTCATCTAGTACTTCTTCTACAAGTTCGCGAATAATCTGTTTTGCGTCGGTTGACATGTTATTTAAAATTCTTCAACTCTTTAACTAGCTCATAACTCAACATAAGTGCCATGATTTGATTTTCCTTGACCAACGTACCTTTGGTAATCTTTTCCAGTTGGTTCAAGGTTTCTTCGATTTTGATTTTAACAACCTCGTTGTCTATACTGTTCTTTAGTTCTGTTATTTGTTTACGTACTTCGGGGACTTCTTGGTTAATATATTCTCTTAGCGAATTTGTATTGCTTATATTATTGATATATTCACGAATCAAAATCTTTTGCTTGTCGTCCAAATTCTTGTATTTTTCGTTGAAAGAATCCACCAATAGCTTATAAGCCAACAGGCGAACATCTTCGTTTTGTTGTTGATACACCTTGACCATGTCTTTCTTTTCTTCTTCGGAGATGACTCGGGTAGGATTCTTTGCCAATAACATGCTCTCAGTGATACAATTGCGAGCTTTATAAACTTCTCTCGGATCGGATTCCACCTCAGTTACGTTTTCTTCAAATACTTTATATATAGATGCGAGTAGTTTGTAGTTTGATATACTACCATTTAAAAATGCTTCTATTGGATAATTTTCTTTAATTTCTTTGATCAACTCGTACTTTTGCTGATTTAGTGATCTTTCATTCAACTTTTTTCTGGTTTTTACGATTGTTTCAAGCAGTCTATCTGCTGAGAATTGATCTTTAACTTTGTCTTCTAAAATGATACGGTATAGCCGATTTTCTTTTCCAAGTTCGGTTGACTCGGTAAAATACTTACGAAGAATACGATTTGCGGTGGATTCTTCTTTCCCTGCAAGAATGTCGGCGGTAACTTGACGAACGAGTAGTTCGAACAAAATTCCGGCGTTTTTAAACTTGGAATGCTTGAGTTTCTTCATACAATTTTAATTATAAATATATTATAGTTAGATAAAAACGACAGATTATATAGGTTTATCTTCCGAAATGATATTAGACTCGTCCAATAGCGACTTTTTTTCGGTTATCACAGTTTTTGATTGGTTTTTGTACCTTTTCTTTAAGGTACTTGTTATATTCTTCAAATCTTCTTCCAAAGACAGCGGGGATCCTCTATATGTATGCCGAATAGATCGGTCGGATTTGGACTTTTCTTTGTTTTCTTTAGCCCCAAGTGGGTCTTCTCCCCAGTTTTTGTCAGTTGTAGACGTGTATTTCTCTTTATTCCCCGTTTGGTCGCGATTTCCACGTTCACGGTCTTTTCTAGTTTCTTCTTCTAATGGGGGCAGTTCGCCTCCGCCAGCGTCACCACCCGTATCCGCCCCAGTGTCATCTCCACCACCGGCATCCGGCGATTCACCACCACCTCCACCAAGGTCCGACATTCCGCCGCCCAAATCTTCGGGGGCAGAGTCGCCACCAACCTTTTGGTTGCTTGTTGCTGGATCATTACCTTCATCTTTAATTTGTTGGCGACGCCATTCTTGCTTCTTATCCTTGATAACTTCATCTTCCATACCTTCGATATCGTCCGATGACATATTAAATATTTTGTTATATACCCATTTACGGCTAAACATTTCAGAATCCGTCATATCTTTAGCAACATTCATCTTGTCTTGCCATATAGCGATCTTTTCTTGTTCAAATATTGTAGATGGATTACTTAATTCCAGTTCAAAATCGACCAGTGATGCGTCTTGATATCCTTGTACATACAAGTGAACAATGGCGATCTTTGTTAATTCGGAAACTAGAATGCGTTGAATGCGACCAATTGTTCTACTAAAACGAACATCTTCCGCCGCCAAAGTTGCTTTTCCAGAAATAGTTTCATCATAGCCCAAGAAAGCTTTCGGGATCTTGAGTGCGGCCATCATTTTATTGCGAACATACTCCAAGTCATCAATACCGGTAAAATCCATGCCCGGTAATGTATCAATCTTGGTACCGCTATCACCGCCACGCACTGGTAGATAAAAATCTTCTACCATATTGTTTAAATTGAAGCGTAGATTATAGTCACCTGTTTTTTCGTCGATATAAGGAACTTTCTTTACTTGAGAAATTACTTTTTGCATCGTAGCATCAATATCTGACGGTGGTAGATTACCAACGTCGATTGAGAATATACGTTTTTCTGGCGCTCTCATGATACGGTGAATTAACATCGCGTCTTCCATCAAACTCAATTGCTTCCATACACGACGCGCTGGCTCAATCATACTTTTGCCATATGGCAAAAAGTTACTATCACTCAGCAAACGGAAATGTGCTATTTCAAAATTTTCATATTCCATTCCGCCACCCAAACCATCGTGTTGGAATTTTACATAGTTGATATTCTTTGGGTCCGATCCTTCTACACGAGTAAGTTCATACGGGCTGATTGGATGTACTAGATATACGCCGTATTCAGGTGAAATTTCAAGTCTTAAGAAAAAATCTCCATATTTACACATGTTGCGAGTCCACGACCACAAATTGAATTCGATGTTCAAAATGTCATTGAACAAATTCTCTAGAATTTGTTTGATGTTCTCGTTCTGAGAACGAATAGTCAACACATGTCCAAATTCGCTTGGAACGAGACAATTGTGTGTAAAAATTTTAGACCCGTCGTTAGCTTCGATTGCGTATATATGAGAATCACCAACATTTACTAAGTCGTATGCACCGTGAGTTCCGCACTCTTCAATAGATACTAATATTTTAGTAGAAAATGCCTTCAAACTAGATCCCACCATCAATTTGTTCGTTTCTACTTGGTTTCCATCAGATAATACCCATATATGGTTTTTTGTACATTTTACTTCTGTACCATCACACAAAGTAATTTTCACCATGGGTTTTTCTCCATTGTATGCAACTCTTTCGCACAATTGAGGGCAGAATTTCCCCGAAGAATCCACAGAATAAACCCAGAAATTTTTCTCATTTCGGCGATATAATTCTTCAATCGACAACTTTCTACCGTCCATTAATGGGATTGTAGTTTCTCCCGAAAGACACTCATCCGCGTATATATCCAAAGCACTTGCAATAATTGGATCCATGTCCATTACATCATAGTCTCGGAACAACTCAAGCCGAGCGGCTTGATATGCCATTGACATGTCTCGGTTATGTAGATTATATGTCGAACTTCTTAAACGATTGAAGCGATCACGCAAACTATTTCTGTCCGTTGCGTATTGAATTTCGTCCGTATCTACAACCTTTATCTTTTTGCCGCCTACATTACGAACGATAACGTCCGTAGAAAACATCTTCTTCAGTCTATTAAATAAGTCTTTTGAATCAGCCATAAGTTTGTCTGTATATATATGAAGCGGTTACTGTATAAATATACAATTAGACTATTTTTATTTGGATAATAACTATTAACGTTAAAACTATTATATTAACCACCGAAGATCCATTTTATCACCACCCCGAATCTGCATTTTCCACGAGTCCTGTGGTATGCCATATACGTTGTTTGATTGTTGTGTCATAAGTGGCTTAAAATTACTTTTGATAGCATCGCTTGACGACGATCCTACCCTACCAAGTATGGTTTTCATTATACTATCGCTGTCTTTGCGCAATCGTAATGCCACGTCTCTTATCCACAGCGCTATACCCATCGCCATAACCAAGTCATCATTATAACCCACCATCGCTTCCGCTTTGGCCGATGTACCCGAAGATTTCCATATAAAAACATTAAGTTCTTCGATCAATCGGTTGCTGTGGATAATAACTTCTTTGTTTCTTATATAACTTTCGAGTTTTGATATAACAAGTGGTCTTGTTTTGTTGGATGTTGTAAAACCGGGAGTCATTTTTCTTTCTACACTATTGATTTTGTTGGTCATTTGGTTTTCAACATCAACGTATTGTAAGTCGGAAGAACTATAAAAAAGATTTGGATAGTTTGAATCCAATACTTCTTGTATTACCGCCCAACCAACGTTTGCATTTTCTATGACCAACAACGCGGAATTATATTCGGTTGCCATTGTCATCAGTGCTCTTGCATAATCTTTGGTTGGCAATTTACCTTTGTACTCGGCAACTTGTTCCATTGTCTCAATATCAAGAATCTGAGCCGCTGAAAAATCTTGCGCATCTCCACGTGCAACGTCGGCAGAAACCATGTATGATCTGCCCGGTTCTGGATATTTGTATATCCAATACCCCTTATCTATTCCGCGTTTTTCCATTGGTTCTAGCCCATGAGTTTTAACGTACCAATCAAGAACTGGAATGTCAATAACTGTATTACCGGATGTGCTAAATTCGCAATCGCATTCTTGTGCTGCGCCTTTTTCTCCGGACAATTTAGTTTGTTCATCGCGCCATTTCTGATCTCGCTCCGGATGCATGTGCCACGGAAGACTAATACGATTCATGTCGTTTAATCCTTGTTCCGATTCGGTCCACAATTTATGAAAGAAATTACCTACACCGTTTGGTGTAGATAGAATAATAGCCTTACCACCGGTGGACAATGTGTACTGTGCAGACAACCAGATTTCTTCAATACCATCGATGAATGCGGCTTCGTCTATGATTAGTAGAGATAGCGCAGAAGAACGACCGGATGTACCGGCAGAAGATGCCGCTTTAATTTCCGACCCATTCTTTAACTTCAGAGACAATCGATTGTCTTCGACAGCCGGAACTTTCAGCCAGCTTGGAAGATTATCATTGGCAAAACGAACTTTGGTTACAATCGCTTTGGATGTTTCTTGCGTAATACTCAAACACAATATTTGTTTGTCGCTGTGAAATGTCATGAGCCACATCGAATAACCGGCGACAAGAGTTGTAATACCCATTTGACGAGATTTTAAAATAATATTTTGGTTGTGTTTGACGAAATCTTCGAGAGCAAGATCTTGAAACGGGTATGTCAAGAAAGGCAAAGTTCCGCGTGTAGGATGTTGAATTTTTACATACTTCTTCATGAAGTATACCGGATCTCTGAGACACTTTGAGTATTCTGACTTAATTACGTCTTTTAAATTTTGAGTAGTTGCCATATTATGCTTCTCCCAATTCGTCATATCTCAAATATAAACGCGATGTATGATCAATAAACAAAACGTCCGGTATTTCTTCATGTACGTCAGTACGAAATTGTCGAGCTGATATATCAAGTATTTTTCCCTCAACACGAACCCAGTCGTGATTCACTTTATATTCATCGCCGGAAAACTCATCACATTCCATATACTTCTCAGCATTTGGTTCATCTAATGTAAATTCTCCCATTACATGCTCCGCCTTTATGTTATATTTCATCAATTCTTCAGTCAAATCTTTAGCCATAACCGCACAATGTCCAAATGCGTTTGGATATTTGCGATTAATTCTTTCTGCAATCGCTAGTATTATATTATTTTGCGGCAAGAACTTTGTCAATTTCTGCATTTGTTTTTTTCAATTCTTTTTCGGCCAACTTTAATTTCTTCAGGCATGTAACGAAATCTTTTCCCACTTTCTTAACCAGGTCGTCACGAGCTTCATTAGACCATTCTTCTACCATACCCGTTGAATTGGCATATGTAAGTGTCTTGGAATCTTCGGTCGCCAAGTAGTCTTTGCTTTCTTTTAGCTTTTGGCGAATATCATT